ATCCTCAGAATGAGGGCAAGGTGTTCCTCTACAAGTTTGGTAAGCGAATCTTTGATAAGATTCAGGAAGCCATGGAACCTGAGTTTGCAGATGAAGAGAAGATCAATCCGTTTGACTTCTGGTCCGGTGCCAACTTTAAGTTGAAGGTCCGCAAGGTTGCTGGCTTCATCAACTATGACAAGTCGGAGTTCGATTCGTTGTCGGAACTGTTTAGTGGGGACGATACGAAGCTCGAAGAACTCTGGAAGAAGCAGTACCCCCTTAAGCCGTTTACTGATCCTTCCAACTTCAAGTCATACGACGAACTGAAGGAGCGCCTGAGCATGGTTATTGGTGATGACATCCGGTTCACTGATGTCTCTACAAACACCGTAGAGAGCGTTCAGATGGATCAGGAGGAGACTCCTGCGTCTACTCCGGATGTCAGTGCTGAAACCGACGCAATGGATTACTTCTCAAAGCTCTCTCAGGAGTGATCAAGAGAATCCATAACGTGAATCTTTCAGGTTAGCGGAAGCAGTTCTCAGAGATGAGATACCGCCAGATGCACGAGGAATTGCCCCTGCTATGTTCGGGGGCAATTTTTCTGTATCCATTTCACTTGGAAATCCTGGCGATCCCTGTCTCATTAGAGCCTGTTCTCTATATGTTATGTCGGCTGCATTTGGTGATGGTGGCTGCAATCCCATAACATTGGCAGTAATTATTTCCCGCATCGTTTCATTGAAACTAGTATTTGAATCTATTACTGTCTCTGCTGTCTTGTCACTGGTAGAAAAATCAACTGCCTCGTCTAATTCTTCTATTGTTTCATTAAATGCAGGGGAAAAATCAGCAACGTTTGGGGATTCTGTTGAAAGATCAGCAAATGAAATATTGTGGTTTTCAACAGGCAATGAGCTTGCTATATCTTTAATGTCTACTTGCTCTTGATTTTTTTCTTCTGCCATTAGTTATATCCTTTGTTTGCTAGTTTCTGTTGAATCTTTAAGTTTTCATCTTGAATATGACTGTTCAGTAGTGATAAAAATATTTTTCTTTCCCACGGAATCATATTATCCAGTTCAGTCAGACTATACTTGTATATGTGCATCAATTGAAAATTGAGAGCATAGAATGAGGCTATATTGACATTGCAAAACACAAGGTAAAAAAATCCTCTGCGCTCTTTATGGGTAGTTTTCTTGTTTTACTTCCTGAAATATACTCTAGATTTTCTTCATAGTGGAATAGATCATCACAGCCCTTGAGTATTGCATTCCGTATGTTCAAAGGAAGGTTATCAATTACATCCTCCTGCTGTTCCCCTGTCATAACAGAGAAGTCTATTTTTTCGCTTTGTGTTTCGATATATTCAATAGCAGAGGCAATTGTTTTTTGTTTATTAGGCACTTTTATCTTTATTGCATAGTTCGATTCATTTACTATACTTTGTTTCGATGTGCCTTTTAATTTGAAGTTATCTGTATTCAAATCCAATACGATAGTTTCGGTTGTGTGGGGACAGGAGAACTTGACCTTTACCTTTTCACCGATTGAATATTTTCTCAGATTCAATATACAATGAATAAGATCAGTTTCATTGAGTTCTTCTACTGGGACATTTATTTTCTTTTGGAGTATGTTCAGAAATGTCAGGTAAGAATCTGATTTTTTACCAGTCTCTCTTGCTGCAACAATTGCCTTTTCTTCCCTCACAATCAGAGGCCTCATTTCTATCCTCTTTTTTGATGTAGGAAGAACTATTTCATAAATTGGCAATTCTATCATTATATTATCCTATTATATCAGGCCCAACAAAGTTATCAAAGTATCTATAACTGAATTGGACACTGAAGATGAATGGAGCAAAGTCTTCGACTGGTTTTAGCTCTATTGGATATATAACACGGGGATAACATTCTTCGAACCTCCATGATATGTTAGTGTCGGGATCATCACCAACTATAACCTCTAGTCTAGAACCAACAAGATTATTATAGTAGAGGTTTGGTCCATCTGGTAACACCATACTGTTGCACCATTTGTTTATAAAATCATATACAGATCCATCATTATTTTTTTGCATATAGAAGGATACAAATAGACCCTGATTCCAGTTTTTCCTAAATGGCATATATCTTATCGAACTCAATACCCCAGTTTCCACCACAGTACCAACATCCCATCCCGGTATCCTCACTGCGAATGCAGGAACATTGTTTTTCCATTCTCCAGTTGGGGACTCCATATTAATAATAAATCTATTAGAACGAAGAATACCGTTTTTATAGTTGGTATGCACGTTATTGAGTAGCTCATCGACATTTGAAGATAAATCTGGCATTAGTTACCCCTTAAATATTTCTTTTTCTGTTAACAGTGTAAATTTCCAATCATTATCTTCACATAGTTCTCTCGCAGCTTTCCATTTTGCAGTATTTACAGCATATGTTTTCATGTTTATATGGTACGTTTTTGTTTTCCTAGACTTAGCAGTGGGTGGTTTTGTCTGCTTATATGGCTTGACTTCTATGAGATATTTTTGAACTTTACCATCTCGTGTCTTTATCTCAGCCAGAAAATCAGGATAGTAACGATGAGGCTTATTATCTACAGGTGAAATATATGGGATTGCAATTTCTTCACTTGCCCATCTAAGTACATTTTTATTTTTGTCCATGTACTTACACATCTTTCGTTCCCATGTTGAACGGCATACTATCTTGGTGGGATCACCAACATATTTGTCTGGATTTTCTGGGCGATATTTACTCTTATATGCCATAGTATAAATATATATAATTGCTTGGAGGTAATTTATGGGTACTGAAGAAATGTCATGGGGATATGAGAGGGATGGATCTGGAAATAATGCACAGGCACCATACTATCTATTATTTAATTGTTATGATTATCCGAGAACTTCACGAGAAAGAGCAAATTTAGGATCACCACGCGCCTCAATAATATTACCCGGTGTTTCTGTGAACAGGGGTACTTCACACAGATATTCTGAAGATGCACCCATGATGGAGAACATGGCACAGGCACTCGGAACTGTGTCTGATGCTTTTGATGTTACTGAGCTACAAGGTATAAAAGATTTTGGTTCACTGATGGCAAAAGTAGAGGATACCTTTACTGAACTTGGTTCTAGATACCAAGAAGATGCATTTGGTCAGATTACATCCACAATGGGTAGGTTAGAACTACTGACTACCGAGGCTGGTTTTCTTGGTTCTTCCAAGCGAAAATATAATTTTAACTGGAATTTGAAAACTGTTGGTACAAATGCAGATACATTTAGAGCAAATCAAATTGCAAACACAATGGAAAGACTTTCTATGCCAGTAGTTGGTGGATTTGCTGGAGAGGGAGATATTTCACAGGCAACGAGGATGCGACCTCCGAATATATGGACAATCCAAGCAATAGACAGCGAGGGAAGAGATGTGTCTTCTATGTGGTTGGGCGATCCGAAACCATGTATGTTGATGCAGGTATTACATGCACTAGACAATCAATCATTCCTTAATCAAAATGGTGTTCCATTCTCATATAATTTAGTTGCCAACTTTGTTGAACTGGAGAATGTCTTCAATTACAACGAATCAATAGTGAGCAGATCAGAATTCTTTAATGCACTCGGAGGTGGTTGATGTATTTTTCAAACCTACCAAAAATAAAATACCAGTTTGGTACTAACAGCGAATCTAATGTACATGAAGTAGCTAATATATTTAATCGCCGAATTATTAATGAACCGTCAAAGAATTATACATTTATGGATGTGTACGAAACGCCAGATCAATTAGCAAACAATCTGTATGCGGATAGTAGCTTATTCTATACAAATTTATTGCTCAATAACATATCATCAAAAAACGACCTCCCAATAGATCAAGTTAGATTTGAAACCGAAGTTAACAGATATTACTCCGGTTATGTTTTCCATATACTAGAAGAGCCAGATCAGGAATTGGGTCGTGGGGATATTATAGTATTAAAATCTGATTTGGAGGCTAGTTCATGTACAGATCCCGATAATATCGATTGCCACATTTCGTATGCCGTTATTGAAAACTGGGATCCCATATTAAAACAAATATGGTGTAAACTTTATAAGATTGGTTCATCTGGTGCATCGACTGAAAGTAAGTTGTTTGCAAATCAAAATAAATTTAGAATATTCAAAAGAGATAATTTTGCTAGAATTGATTTGCAGGGAGTTCAAATTAAAAACGAGAGTGCATTCGATCAGGCAGTAACAGATAAGAAATACACATTCGAAGCTGGTGTATTCACTATGAAGAGCGTTTCTTCATTTTCAGATAGTATAGACGAATTCTACACCACAAATAATATAATTCTGAATCCACAGGCTCTGAATATTGCATCATCATCAAATATAGAACAAATTGCACCAGACTATAATTCTAATCTATCCAATAGTCAATGTTCAATTTTAGATGCATATATTCTATCCGCCTCTAAGGAGAAAGATTCCTCTGGTACATATTACAAAATAGGTACTACTGTTAGAATCAACTCCAAAATTGTTGCCCTTACTAATGAAAATGAATCTAAACGAGAAATTGCCGTACTCAATAAAAATACGGTCGGTAATGTAGCGGAAAGTGTACAAAGGTCTGCTC